AAAGGTTGATACATTCCCCAAAATAGGCATGGCCCGTTTTTCTTCCTCGGTCTGATCCTTATAGATTTCTTTTGGCAGCGACTGCTTAATCAAATGAGTTTGATTGTCTTTGATTTCTTTCAGTTCAAAGGCTGTCATGTCAAGGTAAATGCCGGACTTGCCTTTGAATAAATGATTTGCATCAATCGGAATGATGATACATTCAACCGGGCCTTCTTTGCCGTTTTCAAATCTTACTGCGGAGATAAGGTTACTTAAATTTAATTTGATGTTTAGTTTACTCATGACTTTCATTATTAGTTTCGTTATCCAAATCTTCAAGTTTATCCTTCTTCGGAATAGGGGTGAGGGTGTCATACATTATCTGATCAGCCCTGTTTAAGTCCTTGCCGAATATTTTACCGATCTTTTCGGCAGCATCTTTCACGGCATAGCTTTCAGCGGCGGGGACTGCTTTCATAACTGCATCGTTCTTGGTTTTGTCCCACTCCATCGCCCCAGCCCCGGAATCGGTCTGAATCGGTGCGGCTCCTACTCCGTCCTGCCATAATTCTATTTCTTTGTCCGAAGTAATATCCAGGTAGTAAAGTCGTACCGTTACTACAACAGAGTTTGCAATGGTCTGCACCTGCCTGATCTCCACGTGCCAGCGGATGAACAAAACAGTCAAAAGTGATTCAATTCGCTCAATCGGAATATATCTCACCTTTTTAAACATTGGATGTTGTTTCACCCATTCGGGAGCAGGGGGGCGATTCAGTAGAATATTCAGATCATTCTGAGTTTGCTTTAACTCAATATCCCCTTTAATCAGGTCTTCATACTTTGGCAGATGTCTCACTGCCGGTGTTCGGTTTTCCATGTGTCAGATTTTATGATTATAAAATTCAATTTTCTTTACATCCCATGTCGGGAGATTCAGTTCTACATTACCTGACTTCCATTGGCAAAATACCTGGTATCCCGGCCAACGATCTTCTTTCAGGCACATCTGGTAGAGTTTTAAAAGTTGTTCATACTCATACCGGCCCTGTCCGATAAACTGCGGTGATGCTTCAAATATGTTAAACGCATAAGGTTTGCGTTTTTCCTGAGCTATAAAGTAAAACGACCATCCCCGGCCGTCACCTGTAAGCATCTCTAAAAGATCAGAGTAAAGAGCAGCCTGGATATGATAACCGCCGTCAGCAGCAGCACGGGTGAACCCGTCAACCGAAGCATCAAAGGTTGTCTTTAAATCAATGATAAAATGCTTATCCGGTCTAATGTAATCCGGTCTTCCCTTCAGATTAATGTCTCCTTCGGTTGTATGCAGGATTCCGGTTATTGATTTCTCCGGTTCTCCTTTTGAAAGTAAAGCCCTGCAATAGTAGTGCTGCATCAACTTTTCTTTCATATCCTTTATCTTCTGAAAGTCGGCCTTATCAATGGTTTTCCTGTCACCAATCAGCCTCATTTCGGATTCCTGCCACTCTTTGTATTGCTTAGTATTCCGGGGTGATTTAAACCCTTCGCCAATAAGCACCTGATAAATTGCATCATCATCAAAAACATAATACTCTGCTTCGAACTTTTCAGGCTCCAGGATATAGGTATGATAGGCAGAACCAAAAGCCATCGCATCAGTCTCGACTTCTGCCGGTTCATCTTTGTATTGCTTGTAGTGTGCCGGAGATGTTTTCAGATTCTTCAGACCTGAGTAAGAAATAAAATCTTTCAGATCGTAATAATCACCTTCCGGTTTTATGGGCGTAAACCCTGTAATAAATTCGCTTTCCATAGTTTAAAGATAGTGATTATTTTGAGATTTCAATGCCCTCGACCTTAATTAATTCGCCGCATGAATAGATCCCGGTTCCTTCGTATTTCACGCCGTTAAGTTCGGCGGTCATTACATAGTAGCTCTCTCTTTCTTCAGCGTCAAAGTCAATCAAATCGCCTTTCTCCCAGTCGAGTTCATCCCATTTCGGCATCTCGGGCTCGTACTCCGGAGCCATCATCTGGTTGCGGTACTCCTGACCGTAGTTCCAGTGGTTATCTATTGGCATCATTTCATTACCTCCTTTATGATTTCCATATTCTTCTGATGTGCGATTTCGAGCTTCATCACAGCATACTCAATCATTGCATTCAGGACTTCGTACTTCTCATACGACTCTTTGTCACCCCAAAGTCTTATCAGGACTTCTTTTGCTGTTTCTTCTTTCATCTCAGTAGGTTTTAATTTATGATTCCGATTAAAGTTATCACTAAAAAATATGCCGTGCCGACTATCAGCAGGGCTTTGGTTAAGTTAATTCTTTTCATCTCGTTTGGTTTTGATAGGTTAAAGATAAAATGTTTTTTCGGCCTGAACTATGATTTCCGTCATGTTTATAATATCATTCGTCAAAAATATTCGCCCCTACGCTGTACTGGTGAATACCCTAAAAGCCACAAATGAACCGTCCTTTCAAAGTCATCCGCCTCCCACATATTGAAAAACCACAGCTCGACAGTGTTAAACTTGTCAATGAAAAATACATTGCCGGAGATAATATAGTCCTGTACCCTGATTTTTCCCTCCTCGCACATCATATCATACACATCTTTGCTCACCTCGCAGCAGTGTTTAAATCGCTTTTGCCGCTTCTTATTGTTTTGGTGAACAATCTGGATATATGGCAGTGATAACTCTTTTAGCATGGTTTTAGCCGTTTTAAGGGGGTCAGACAGCCATTAGCATCATTACATTGCTTTTTGTCGTGGGCCTGCCCAGTGACAAAAGAACGGCCTTCACGTACATTTTTCGCCTCTCCTTTCTTTTCCACTGCAAATATCTCAGCTTCGTCAGCCGATGCAGATCCATTAACCCTGCCCCAGGAATCAGCCCAGCAATGAAAAGCACACCAAGAACCGAAACAGGCACGACAATGATAACTGTCATCTGCCGGAGGTATCTCTTTTCACTCAACAGCTTTTCGGGCTGGAGAGGCGATTGCTTTATTATGTAGTTGAGGTATTTCATGGTGTTTTTTTATTTGCGCCAATATAGACCCTTCTGCAGATTGCGTGGTCTTATAATATTTCAGTGGAATTGCCATTGCCGGATGCAACAGGTAAACTTTCACTCTTCGGGGTGTTTGGATCAGGTAACATTTTCACGACTTTTTCTTACACCTTCTTTTTCTTCTTTTCTCTTTGCCGGTTTCTCTTTTCTTCTTTTTCTGAAATCAGCACTTTAAACTCATCTCCTGTATGCGCATTTGTCACGACCCACTTGTCGTTAATAAAATTGAACAGCAGGTCATGAGAGATAAATGACTTCTTGCCGTCAGCCTCGGCTTTTTTGCAGTAGGCTTTCTGCTTTTCGTTTAAGATGATTTCAGACATTCTTTTTGTATTTTGCTGTTGTGTAATCAAAGATTGTGTACTTCACCCTGCCGTCCTCTCTCAACTCCCGCAGACGCCTCAGGATTGTTCCGTCCATAAGGTACTCACGGCCTGTTATTCTTCTGACTGAGCGCACCAAATCCAGCACACTGAAGATATCCCTTTGCTGATTGAACGCTAATCTCGTGGCCTCGTAAACGGTGACATTACCAATGGTTTTAATCTCATTGAATCCGTAGATTATGAATCCTGGCCCGCCGTCGAAGTAAACAGCGATACCGGCAGCTTGGTCAGGATAGTTTGTACTGGTGATGACATCCGCCAGCCCCTCTCGGCCCTCATTCGGGTCGCCCTGTTTGGTGATGATTACACGTTGCATAGTTACCTCAGTTTAGCATAAGCGGTTAATACTTCTTCTGTCAAGATCTCCCTGCAAAAGTCAGCAGACCTTTTTAGGCTTTCCTTGCGAGCATCAGCAGCATAAGCAGCATCAGCATAAGCAGCATAAGCAGCATAAGCAGCAGCATCAGCATAAGCAGCAGCAGCAGCAGTAGCAGTATTTAATTCATCTCTATTAATTTCTCCGTTGCCGTATCTTTCGGCAGCGTCAAGAGCCGCAATGCTTCGCGAATCTTTCATCAAGTGCCTAACTTGATTGGCACATTTAAATTTCGCTAATGTCAATTTTCTGTCATCAACATCCAATCGTTTGGCAAGCCACAGCATCCAGTCACCACGCTCACAATTTTGCCATGCCTCTTTGTAGTTCTTTTGAGTTGCAACCCATTCTCTTGCCTCACAGCAGGCGTTGATCTTTTCAAGTTTCGTTGTTTGCATAGTTTGTAGGTTTTAATTATAGGTGCAATTTACGAACGATAAACGGCCAAATCAATGATTTATGTCATGTTTAACGTAATAAATTACGCCATTCGTCAAAAAAAACCGGGAAGCAGCCCTGAACCACTCCCCGGAAACCCTAACCTGAACATGAAAAAACCTACTCTACAAAGATAACATATTTTGACGAAATATGACTATTCATTAAATATTTCAATCCAGACTTCTTCCCCGTCATGGATCGCTTTTGTGATCTTTTCACGGATAACGCCTGACCATGCCGGACCATTGACCAACCGGCCATTACCGACATTTTCTCCTACCCCGATACAGCCTTTAGTCTGTGATGTATTTGATATGCCGTGTATCATTATTCCGGTGAATCCCGGAACATCCTGAAGATATGGCATCAGCTTGTTAAATGTAGGTGAATGTTGCATCTTGACCTGATACTTCCCGGCCGGGATTGCGGTTTCTCCGTAAATCTTGCCTTCATCCGGATCACCAAAGTCACCGTCATCATTCAAATCAACCAGGTCACGAACGGGGTCTTCCAATGTAGAACAAAGAAACTCAACCCCGTCATAAATACGCCCCATTGTAAACAGAGGTGTGTGATCTTTGCGGTAAAGGTAAAGCGTCATCAGAAAGTAATATTTGACCCGAACATCAGAAACCAGTTAGCCTTTGCCGGGGAGTCCTTCACGAAATCATAACCTATTCCGAATGAAGGACTCAACCCGTAGAAGTCAAACGCAGAAGCCGTGACAAGAATACCCATATTTGGCCTCTCCTGTGTCGCCAGAGACAACTGCGCCGCAAAGGAATACACATTGTAAGGTTCGCCGTTAACGAGCTTATAAAGGCTGTAAGAGGCTCCAAATCCTATGCGCGAAACAATAGATGTTTCAAATGCCGAGAACTTGCCGTCAATAAACACAGGCTTAAACACCGGACCGGCAATAGTAAACTCCGGTCGGATGAGCAGTGTACCCGTCAGGGCTTTGTCTGCCGTGAACTGATCTGCGGTCACGGGCTGAAAGAAACCGCGAAACGGCGACT